CTCAAAGCTTCATCTATTTGTAGGTGCTCTTTTGGATTGCTAAAATTTGGTATATCTGGCACGCAAATAAAAGTATCTTTTTTTAAATTTCTATATGGTGTCTCTTCACTACCCACTCGCCTAATAAGGACGTTAGGCACGCACTTATCACAGCAAAAAAGCATTGCTTCTAAAAATAGTGAGCTAAGCATATCATCAGCAGGGAGCTTAACCCCTGCTGTCGTCTTAAAGCTCAAATGTTTTTTGGCTTCAGTGCAAAGCATTGTTATGCCTTTAAGCCAACGCCTATTGCAAATGCGTCTGCGTTTCTTACTTCTAGGCAGCTTTCAGTGTAGTATCTCTTTTGGATAGCTGTTTTTGAAGTAGTCACGTCTTTTAGTTCAGTTGGCACTAATAGACCATTTTTCATGTAGTCAAAGTCGCCAGCAATAATACAATCACCTAAGCCGTATTTAGGGCTTAAGAAGCGATGAAGTCTAAAATTTACTCTACCAAAGTCAGTGTCTAGGCTAACAACGCTAGAGTTGATATTTTTCTCGTTACCAAATTGTCTAGTAGCTATTTTGTTGATAGCTGGCTTTAGATCAGCGCCAATGAATACATCTTTTGGAGTTGTGCCTGCGTCCCAAATGTTTTGAAGTAGTTGAGATAAGATAGTTTCAGTTAGTGCTGCTGGAGTGCCTTTCCAATCGCCTGAGCTATCAAATGCTACAACATTGCCACGCTTACCACTTGCAAATGCAGCCGCGCCCTTAGCCAAGAAATAAAATAAGCCTGCCATTTCGCCAGCTGTTGCGTCGGTTCTAACGCTCGGCGCTTTAAACACACTTTTTTTAACATCAGCGTCACGACCAAGACCAAAGATAGCATACTCCATATCTAGCTTATGCTCTTTTGCTCTTTTAGCTGTCTCGCGCTCTAGCTCTTTACCGCCATAAGTTGCCACTGCTTGCATACTTCTTGAAACGCTAACGTTTGAAGTGAAAATTTGCACTGCATTTGAAGTCTTTTGCACGCTTGATTTGATCTGATCGTCAAAGTCAGAAATCTCTAGCTGTGCATTTTTCTTTGGGGCAGCTAAACTGTCGGTTAGCCAAGAGTGCTCTATACCTTTAACACTTGAAGTGCCAATAAGTTTAAGTATAGGCGTCTCATCAGCACCTATTAAGATTATGTTTTCATAGACTGAGGGCTTTAAGCCTTCACGTTTTGTAGCTGGGGCTTGAAACCCAGTAGTTGTTATTGCCATTTCTTTGCTCCTTTTATGCAATTTAATGGCAATTTATCATTTGTAGCTGTGTCAAATCTACCCAATTTTGAGAAAATCAAAGAGAAAATTTAGTGTTTTTAAAAAAAGTGAGCCCTAAAAGATAGGGCTTTTAATTGTTATTTGAGTTTTTAGTAGAAATGTAGCTAATTTTTGCACCTTGACTAATTTTATTTTTAGTTAGTCTATTAACTGCTTTAGCTTTTACGCCGTCGCTTATATGTTTATTGAGCAATATTTTTTCAACTGCACCAACTTTGTCGCTACTATTGTCTATCGCATCAAGTAGTTTAAGTTTTGGGTTCTCAAACTTCATCGGCTCTTTTAGATTTCTATCAGAATAAAAGGTTATAATGTTATCAAGGCTGCCACTTGGGCTTAACCCCTTTTTCGTGGCTGGGCGAAGGTCATTAGTAATTGAGGACACGTCTTGGCTTTTGCCAAGCGGTAACCCTCTCCCTTCGCCATTTTTATTACTAACTACTAGCTTGAACCTAACGCCTTTATCGTCTTCCCATTCATAAATACGAGCATTTTTCTTATTTACAAATGGTTCTTTGTGTTTTTTAATAAAATTACGCACATTTTCACCCAAATTTAACAATTCCTCTTTCGTAACAAAGCCAGCCTTGCTTTCATCATCTAAGTGTCTGATACTTATATGCTTTGCTCCTTTGCCAATATTCCCTCGTTCGTATTTGATAGCATCATTTATATTGTCTAAGTCTTGTTTTATTTGTGTAGCGTTCTTGCCGTTGTATGTGACATTATAGATGCCTCGCTTTTCTTGCTTAGCAAGTTTATCAGCTCCTACATCATCTACTATCTTTTTTACCTCTTCGCTTGGCTTTTTTGATATGCTTAGTATCTTATTATAAAGTTCAGGGCTTACTCTTTTTACCCCCTCGGCTGTTATCTTTGACCCAAACAATGCATATATAAAACCTTTTGCAAACTCTTCAGGGCTAACGTTGCCATTTTCATCAGTGCCATTTGCTGTGCCACCAAGTAAGCCACTTGCTATGTGTGGGCTTGCGTTTATTGTTTTAGTATTTTTGTCTTTTTGATTTTTAAAAGTTTTATCTAATTCTTGTGTTTGTTTTGGTATAATCTCATTTGGTAGCCCAAGCTCGCTATTTGATTTGCTGCCTGGCTGGATGAAAGTTTGGATAATGCCAGCATCTTTAGAATTCTCATCTAAAAGTGCTTTTGCACCATCCGCCGTTGGCTCTGTGGCTTCGCCAAGAGTGAGCTGTGTGGGAGTAGGCGACCCCACTAGATGAGATTTTTCATTTCTTCTTAAAAGCCTCTTGTTTTCCTTGTCTGCCTTACTTGAATAAGTTGCATGGTTTAGCTTTAAATACTCGCTATCATACTCTTTTTGTATGCCTATTTTTCCAAGCTTGCCATTATCTAAAATTTTGCCTATCAAAGCCGTATTTGGCTCATTATTGTTATAAAAAAACGTCGGATTTTCTTTGACTGCTTTTATTAGCCTAAAAACATCACTTGGCTTAGCAAAAAGTTCCTTGTGCTTTTCATAAAGATTGGTTAAATCCGCTTTAATTTGTTTATTTGCGTTTATCCCTCCAAGCTCTCTCACCCAGTCATCCACGCTAATTTTTACATTTAAATCGCTCTTTGGCGCTGGGCTTTGCTTTGTGATGAAACTATCGCCTTTTATTTCTGTGTTTTGCGCTTCATCTCTTAACGCTTTTACTTCATTTTTAAAAGCTTCTAGTAGTTTTTGTGAGTTTTGTGGGGCGTCTTTTACCTCTACTTTTTCAAGGTTGTTAATCACACTTTTTAAATCGCCTGCATTATTTATTGCATTTCTTATATGATTTTTTAAAGCTGCGTCATTTCCAAGAACTGGGAGTAGTGATTTTAGCCTTTCAATGGCTAAATTTCTCTTCATTGTCATAAGTGCCCCAGTTACTGAATGCCCTATGCCTTGTTGTAGTTCTTTAGCCTTTGGGTTGATAGCTGTTAATTTTTCAAGCAGCGATGACGTGTTATTTAGTATGGGAGCTTTTTTATTTAGCTCGCTCATGATCTCTACCGCTCTTTTACTCTCAAACGGAGCATCTTTTAAAGTAGCGCTTACTTTAGAAAAATCAGTTATGCCGTCTTTACTAAATTTCTCTATAACCCCACGTATTAAGTTCGTTTCTAGGGCTTCTTGCTCGCTACTGCTTAGCCTAGATGTAAGCGCTTTAAAATCAAGCCCATTTTCAGCGTTAAGTGCTTTTAAAAGCGAGTTTGTTATATCGCCACCACTCTTTAGCTCACCCATTACATCATGGTAAATTTTAGAGTTTTGAAGCTCTTTAAAAAGAGCATATTCGCTCCTTGCTTGCTTTAGCACATCTTTTGCTTTTTGGCTAAGAGCTGGATTATTAAAGGCTTGCTCGGCGACATTGTCTATTGCATTATCTACTGCTTCTATCATCTTACCAAGTGTTTTTTTAGTGCCTGCTGTGATAGCATCAGGAGCAGTTAGTCTTGCCATATCAGCACTTAGCACGTTTCTTACTTCGTTAAGCCCTTTAAAGCCTTTGGTATTTCCTAATAGCTCCAAGGTACTATCTCTATACCCTGCTGGCAGTCTTAGCGCCTGAGTGCCAAGTTCATGCTTTGCTTGTAGTAAATTTGCGCTTGCTTCTTTGCCTGCAAAGGCATCGTCAAGAGCGTTTATCACCTCGCCAAAGTTATCTTTTGTGCGTTTCTCATATCCGCTTAAAATGTCAGCGGTCTTTTTCTTATCTACCATATTTAAAAGGGTATTTTTGGCATCTGCATTTAAGTCGCTTGACATTTTATAGATTTTTGAAAAGCTCTTTGGATCTCTCGCAACTGCATCGGCGATTATATCTGCCCCCTTAGCGTCGTTGCCAAGAGCAGTTAAAAATAGATCCATTTCTCGCTCTCTTGTCCCCTCGCCCTTTATTATATCTCTTGTTGTTTTTTGGGCTGGAGTAATTACATTCTCATTTAGATAGTTTATACCCTTTTGTATCTTCTCATTGCCAACGTTTGGTAAAGTGTAAGTCTTATCATCATTTAGTAGAGCTTTATACATATCTTCATCAAGAGCTTCTTTAGATAAATTTTGAGCTGCTGCTGCGTTTGCTTCTCCGCCTAGCTTATCCGCCATTGCTTTTTGTGCTCCGCCAATATTGTCATTTATCACGTATCTTGCAACTGGTTTTACTATTGAATAATCACTAGCCTTGCTAACTCCTTTTTTAAGTGCTTCTTTTACTGCTGGAGATGTCATTGTTGCAAGCGGACCTGAGATCAAAGAGTCATCGCTTGCTCCACGCAAAGCGTGTTTTAAATAATCATCACCATTTATCGTCTCATCGCCAAGTATTCTTTTATCGGCCATTAAGTCCATAGCCGCTCCAGCTCCACTCGCTCCAGCTGTTGCTAATGCTGTGCTTATAGCTTTTTGTGCTGTGCTTAGTTTTTTGGTTGGCAAAAGGGCTGAAGCTACGCTTATCGCACCCATAGGCACGCCCATTTCATTTAGATATGTTGAAAGACTATCGCCTATACCTGGCTCATCTACTGGGATAAAATTATCTCCTTTTTGTAAATAATATTTGCCATTAGCCTCTCTTACATCATCATAATTATTCTTTTTAGCCCAGTTGTAGAGCAAATTTTCGGTTCTTTCTTTTACTGCTTGATCTTTACTTTCGTCGCCTACAAGCTGTGAGATGATGTTTCTATCATCGCCTGCATGTTTTGCTCTTGCTAGTGCTTCAGTAGCCTTTTTTGCCTCTAATTCTTTGCCAGTAGCTCCGTCATAGTGAGAATACTCAAGCATTCCCCCTAACTCTTTACCTACCCCTTTTATGACATTTATTGGAGAGATTTGATCCGCAAATTCACCAACTTTGTCATACCACGTCTTTTCCTTTGGCGTAGCATCTACCGCCTTGCTCATATCAGGAGCAGACGGCGCATAAGTTGGTGCGCTATTTGTTGCTGGTTGTGCGCCCAATAAATTATCAGGTATCTCAACCTCTTTCATGCCACTAGGTATTTTTACCCAGTTGCCGCCTATTTGCATTTCGGTTTTGTTTTCAGGTATTTTTATCCAAGCCATTTTTATTTTCCTATCTAAAATTTATGCCAAGTGTTTTTGCGTCTATGTAATTTCTTTGTGAGTTGTTTTGGTTTGCCCCAAGACTTCGTCCTTCTTGAGGTGAGTTTTTTTGTTTTTTAGGCTCACCTCTTGGGTTGTAGTAAAGCTCGTTAATCTGTGACTGTATTTCTGGGAGCATTCCTTCAAACTCTCTCATATTAACGCCCCCATTTTGCATTTGTTCAACTGTATTTTTATAGTATGACCCCAACGCGTCAAGAGTGGCGTCATAATTTGAAACAAAAGCCTTATCGCTTGTTTCATCCCCAGTTGGAAAACTATTTATGAGTTGCTGATATTGCAAATTTGACATCTTGCCGTCACCAAACACGCCTTTTGCAAAAAGCATTGCGTTGTTTAGAGCAGATCTAAAATCGTTCATTTGCTTGCCGTCAAAGCCCAAATATTTTGCCCCGCTATGCAACGCAGTATCAAGCCACCCAGTGTTTGTAGAGCTATATTTTTCTTTCGCCCTTTTTAGGCTATCAAGCAGTGTTTTTAGGTCGCTTAAATTTTGCACTGATTTTTGTGCTAGTTGTTTTCTATCCACAAGAGACCCACTTGCTCCATTTAAAGCTTTATTTGTCTCTACGTTTATAACCGCTTTTTTGTAAGCTTGCACTTCTTGCGGAGACATATTTTCTGCCCAATCAGGCAACTTTGCCCCTAGCTTCTCAAAAGCCAAATTGGTTTCTAAACTATCACTATTTAGCCCACTATTATATTTTTGCACGTCAAAATTAAGTCTATTTGCGTTTGTGTTTGCATTTTGCATAGCAATATTCGCCATTAATTGATTGTGGTAGGCATCGTTTTGATACTTGTTTGCTTTTAGCCCTAACTCTTGCCCTTTTAACCCAAGCTCGTCACGCTTGAAACCTTGATTTATGGTGTTATTGTTTGCTGTTTCAGTTTCGGTTGATATATTATGGCGTATGTTTTCGTTTAGCCTATCTATATTATTTTGTTCGGTTGCTAAATTTGATCTATTCTCTTCCGCTAGCCTTTGTTTTGTGAAGTTGTTTCTTACGCTGTCTTGGTAAATGTCCCATAAAGCTCTACCAGTTGCGCCAACTGCGTCTATTGTGTTGGTGTTATAGTTAAAATCTACCTTGTTAGGGTTAAAATATGGCATTTTTGCTCCCTTTTGTGAGGCTTAAATTAATAAGCCTCTTCCTCTTGTTGTTTATGAAAGTTTGATGCGTTCCAAGCATTGACTAAATTTTGATTTGCTTGATTTTCTCTTTGTAGCTGTCTTTGTGAAAGCATCTTGTTAAAGTCGTAAGCATCTTTATTTAGATTAAATGCTTTTTTCGCCATTTTGCTTTGGTTATAAGCGCTCCATAACGCACCACCAGTTCCTAAAGCTGTTAGCCAGTTAGGTGTGCCACCTACACCGTTTTTATCCCCACCACTTGAACCGCCAAGCCAGCTAAAAATATTTCCAAGTACGCCATTTTCAGTTCCTACCATTTTTTACTCCTTATAGCCCTGCTAATTTCAAAAGCTCTGCGCCATACTCTACGTCGCTCACGTTCTCGCCTTTTTTGGCTCTATCAAACGCCGATAGCTCACTGCTCGCATTTGAGCCGCTTAAAATTTCGTCTGGCTTTTCTTTGCTTTTTGCTACGTTTATCATTCCCATTGCGACTGCTTTCCAACCCACATAATTTTCGCCAAGTAGATCACTCATGCCGTGAGCTTTTGCAAACTGGGCTAGATCATCAGGGCGTATTGTTGGGTAGTCTTTTTTAAACTCTGCTAGGTTTTTGTCAAAGACTGCTTGCCTCCTAGCTTCCTCTGCTTGTGCTGCCTGAGCTTGTGAGATTTGATCCATTTGAGCTTTTAAGGCGTCAAGATTTCCAAGACCTAAGCTATCAAGTAGTGCTTGCTTTTCAGGGTCAAGTTGTGTTTTTGTCTCCTGCACTGATTGCTCTTTTGCTGCTAACGCTTCAGCCATTGCTTGCTTGATAGCCTCGATATTAAGCTCCTCTTTTTTTGGCTCTTCTGCTACTACTGGTTGCTCTGCTGGCTGTTCTTGTGGTTCTTGTGCCACTTCGTTTGTTTCAGGCTCTGCCTGCTCGTTCCCATTTACTATGGCTGTTAGCTCGTTTAGTGCTTCTTGCTCTGTCATTTATTACTCCTCTTTGTAATTTTCAAAAAAACTTAAAAGGCTTTCGAGTGTTTTAATGTTCTCGATCGCCCTTAACCTCATTTCATCGCTGTTCTTTTCATTTTGGCTAGCGGTCACACTTGCCGCATAAAGCCCTAATAGATATTCTGAAAAACCCCTAAACGCTTGGCATTGCGTCAGCTGGTAAAGCTCCTGCTTCTGCGATAGGCTCTGCCACGCTTGGCAAAATAGCCTGTGGCTTAAGTTGTTTAGCAAGCTCACTCTCCTTTCCGATAAAATTCTCTGGGTCTTTTATTCCATATAGTGGTAGAAGCTCTAATAAGATTTTCTCGTTTGCTTCTTTCATTCTATTTGCACCCTCGCCGTCTTGGAGCTGTAAGCACATGCCAAATTGAGCTGCTATTACTTGGCTAGCATCCATTAGACTTTTCTTTTGCACCTCTTTGTTTAGTGCGCCTATGCCAGTGTTTAGATTGATGTTAAAGCTCGGTATTTCACCACGATTAAACCCTGCAAAAAATAGCGGATCACCATATTTCCAAACAAGAAATGCAAGGCGTTCAAATATAGGTTCAAAAAAGGTCTCATTGTAGGTTCTTATATACCCTTGAAGCCTTACGCTCCCCTCATTTGCCATAATTGACGCCATTGTCG